GTTCCACACTGTAACCTACGCCAGTGCCACACATAAGTATCATCAGTGTCTCATCAAACGCCTTTGGATCGTCAACAGCGATATAGCTACAGTTGTACGCTGCAATGTGATTACGTTCTAGCGCGTCACCCGCTGCCATCATCGTCCTCATGGACGGCATCACCTCTTTATCCAGTATCGCCTGTTTGACATCTTTGTGTTTTGCAAGTGACGGAAACTTGCCTGTCATATAGTTCCACCAACGATTTACTGTATCATCATACGTTTCTCGTCGGTTCTCATCTTCAATGTACCGTGCGTATCGACTAATGTGAATGAAGTCTTCGTAATTAGAACCCATTCTTCACCTCAAGAGTATTGGCTTTATCGAAGTTAAACATAGGTTGTGTAATATCTTCATCCACAGTACTAATCAGTTTAGCAAGATACCATTTAGCTTTGTGTAAGTCTTGTACTTTATGTTCTTTATAGTTACATCTCCAAAGGTATTTGAATACGTTACCACGTAGGTACTCTTCAAATCCCTCTTTCGACATACTAGCCTGTATGGCATCTATACATTCGATACCGTGTTCATTGAGTTTATAGTGTTTTGGACTGTTTACATTATCCTGCATTGTCATCATCTCCGCTCATGTCTCTGTCTAATTTGGTCAGAAGCGATGGAAGTTTATCTTTCATGTTCTTGTAATCTTCCAGCTTAACTACTTTACCCTCAGACGTTTTCTGTGTCTCTTTTTGAAAGTCATCCATCAATTTGCTCAGACCCTTACTAAAGACCATTTCCAAGTCTTCGTCAAGCACCCGTAACAGACCTAACGCCATCACTTTGCAAATAGGAAACTTACCGTCGTCTGCTTCTTTAAAGTCAAATACGCTAACGTTAAAATCTTCATCAGTATTTGGTTGCCTTTCTATAAGAATAAATACACCGTTAGGTTCTTTAAATATATGTTCTTGGCTATCGTCATCATTAAACATAAGTTTGATTTTGCGAATAGCTTCTAAAACTTCATTCTCATCTATATCGTCTTCAGTCATTAGTCCATCCTTCAGGTAATCTCATAACATCGTACGTGAAACCATGTTTATCACACCACTGCGCGTACGTTGTTTTAGATTTTTTACTTAAACGTTTCTTACTATTCATAAATATAAATCTAATGTCAAGGTCAGGATGTTGTTTCTGTATCAATAGATGTTTGGCTCTGTCCTCTGATGAGAACAGGCC